CAGACGGTCAGGCTGCTGATAGTTCTACCAATTTCGGTCAACAAGGTAGTTATATCGATACTGGTCAGTCTGGTCATGTCAATTTTGACGCTAAGGAACATGGTGTTCTGATGTGTGTATCTTGGTTCTCTCCGTCTTCTCTCTATGATTCTGACGGCATAGATGCATTTAATGTCAAGTTTGCTCGTGAGGATTATTTCGTTCCTGAAATGGAGGATTTAGGCATGCAGCCTATCGATTACTCTCGTTTGTTACCTCCTTGGGCATCACTTTCAGAATATCGTTTGCCTGATATGTCAGGTGCTGTCGAGGAGTATTACTCTAAACATCAATCAGACGTTAAGGATGCCTACGATAAATTGTATAGAAATTCTCGTTTGTCCGAGCATGGTCGCGCTCTTGGAATTAAATCTTCTAAGTTTCCCGCTGAAAAAGTTTATGGTTGGCAGCCACGTTATCACGAGTATAAGTCAGGCGCTGATTACGTTCATGGAGAGTTCAAAACAGGTCGAAGTATGCAAGTTCTTACTCTTCACCGCCCTACTCCTTTTAACTATCAGTTAGGTGTTGGTTTGATTAAAGGTCGTGACTTCCCGAATAAGAATTTTAACGGCGTTCCTGCTGGTTTCTTGTTCGTTGACCCTGCTTGCACAAATGAAGTCGTAGAGGTTAATTATGACGGAACAGAGAAGACCGACCCGTTCCGTATCTCAACCGAATTTAATGTTTCATATATTTCTGACATGTCAGTGTCTGGAATGCCTAAAGTTTAGTTGTATGAAAAATAATTTTTTATCTAATCGTCAGGTTAACTATGCTAATAGCGTAGTACCTGAACAGCCTGTTGTCACTACGCTTGACACTGAGGCTACTGAAATGTTTGAGAATTTGAACCCTGTGCTTTCAAATGGTCATCGTTCTAATCTTATTACTCGTTTAGTTGATAAGAATATTCCTCGTGAAGTTAGTGACGTTATTAGTCAACTTATTACGAGTGTTCCTCACGATTCAACTACTAATCGTTATTCAGATGAACAGATACAAGCTGCCATTGTGTCACGTCACTATCAGAATGAGATAGAGTTAGACATTGTTCGTAATGCTCTTGATGAGATTTCGAAAGAGTTGTTCCCAGATGAGCCTGCGCCTACTGAGCCTAAGCCAGTTGAGCCGACTCCGCCTGCTGACCCTGCACCGAGTGACCCAACCTAATTGATTGCCTATGTATACATTTTTGAATTTACACAGGGGAGAGTTAACTTCTCCCTTGTATGACAATCGTAAGAACATTGCCCCCATTGTCGGTGGTGCTATTATTGCAGGCGCATCCAGTATCTTAGGCAGTATTCTTAATGCTAAGTCAACGTCTGACAATAACAAGCTACAACAACAACTTGTTAATGACGCTAACGCATACAATACGCCTGGTATGCAGATGCAGCGCTTTCAGAATGCAGGCCTTAATCCCTATATGATGTTAGGTCAAGTCAATGCAGGCAATCAAACCTCTGTTGCCTCGACTACTCCGACCGACTATTCATCAGGCGTTCAAGGCGTTGGCAATGCTGCTAACACACTCATACAGGCTGCGTCTGCTAATTCACAGATTGGCGTTAATGATGCAACCATCGCTAAAACGAAGTCGGAAACGGCTCTTAATATGATAGATGCACAGACGCGTGCTGCTGAAAATACTGCTCGTATTAATAAGTTAGTTGAAGAAGGTCATTTAACTAAGCAACAAGCTGCAAATTTATCTCAACAATTTGATTTAACTCAAATGACTTGGGATGAACTTTTGAAACAGCCTGGTCTTTCTAATTCGCTTAGTGCTGAACAACTTGAGAATTTGAAGGCTGCTACTGGAAAGATTGGCTCTGAAAAGAAAGGCTTAGACTTACAGAATGCTATAACAGGCAAATATGGTATGTCGCAAGCTGCTGCTAATGTTGCAAACACCTATTCTCAAACAGGTGTTAATAATGCAAATGTTGGTCTTATGGGTTCACAGATTGGTCTTAATGGTACATACATGGACCTTAACAGAGGACAACTTGGAGTTCTTCGTAACCAACAGAATTCTTTTTATTGGGATTCACAAGAAAAAAAGCGTATTTATTATTACAATAAGTTTAAGTTTAATAATCCTCGTCTTGATTGGTTGTCTGAAAATGTTCTGTCCCCTTTGCTTAATCTTGTTGGTAAGGCTGGTTCTGCTTATATCTTAAAGAAGTAGTTTTTTTGTTTATTTTATAATATTATTAATTTATTTACGTTATGAAAAAGAATAATGTATGGAAGTTAGTGCTTCAGATTGCAGTTTCTGCACTCACTGCACTTGCAACCGCTTTAGGTGTTTCTTAAATTTAATCTTATGTCTTATAAGAAGTTATTTTTGTTGATAGTTGGCGTTATTGCTGCTATTTATTTGATTCCTCTCCTGATAAGTCTTGTTTTTATGTTAATACTTTATTTATTAGGTGTTCATTAAAAATTTAGCGTGACTTCGGTCGCGCTTTTTTATTGTTTTATTTTGCTATATTGTTGGTTATTAGTTAGTTATCTTTTTATTTTAGATCGTGTTTTGTTCGTTCTTAGTAGAATGCAATAGACGGGGGTATAGGGGGCAGCATTGCCCCCATAGCGTTTAGCACTAATAAACGAAGTGGTTAAATGGACGCCCGAAAGCGTAGAGAGGAACGAACGCAGCTTATGCGTCCGAGTTGTAGCTTTAGCGAAAACGGCTATCTCAAAGCCTTATTTTACTTTCAGTTTCCACGTCAGTGGCTCGCGCCTTCCGTGCCGAGTACTTTTAAATCTCGACATTTATAGTAAAACTGACAGCTACCCAATTAGGTAAAAACGCCGATTTTCTAAAAATATCTTAAAATATTTGTTTGTCTTATTCATGATTATATTTTATTGTCTATATTTGCGAATGTAAATTTTTAATTTAATAATTCGCTATGTTAGAAACAGATGTAAAATTGTCAGAACATTTCACACTCTTTGAGTTGTGCAACGTTAAGAAGTACGGCCGTTACAACGAGCCTTCACCCTTTGCGCTTGACAATTTGAAGGTACTTGCAAAGTTCCTTGACACCCTCCGTTATGCTCTTACACGTCCTATCATTGTTAATTCTGCATTTAGAAACGTAAATATCAATCGTCATGTAGGTGGTGTACCTAATTCAGACCATATTAAAGGCCTTGCTGCTGATATTCGCGTTATCGGTTTAACACCTATCAAGTTAGCGCGTTTTATTCGTGATAATGCTTTGCTTAATGCTCGCGTTGGTCAGGTTATTATCTATCCTACATTTGTACATGTTTCGATTAATCGTTATGTTCATAAGTCTGTGTATTTAATTAAAAAAGGCAGTAGATATGAAAAATATTAAGCTTAATTTTCCTATTGTAGAATGTTGTCAGATGTCTATTTTCTTAGAACGTAGAATTTCCAAGCATGGCGATAATGAATTAATTGTTTTTCGTCTTGAGTTTGAAAATGGAGAGTGTTATTTCTTCAAGACATTTGATAGTTTAATAGAATTCATCAAAACAAATTATTAATGCATCCTTTAGTAGAACTTGTTAAAGAAAAGGCAGTTCTCATGCCCTGTACCTCTCCTATTATTGTCGAAAATAATGGGAGAAAATATGCTGTTGCTTGTGGTAAGTGTGAGTGCTGTTTGCATAAAAAAGCGTCAATTTGGCGTACTCGTTTACGTCAAGAAATGAAAGATAATAAGTTCTGTTTATTTTTCACCCTAACATTTGATAACGAACATGTACCCTTTTTTGGACGTGCTGAAAACGCTGATTTCTATACTCTTGATGGCGAAAAAGGAGTACAGCTTAAAGGAGATGATAACCTTACTTACTCGCCGAAACGTTCCGTTCCTGCTGCGCTCTGCCGTGATTGTGTTCCTACTATTACGAATTTTGACGTATGTGATACTTTCGCTGTTGTTACTCGAGATGCTGCACAAAAATTTATGAAACGTTTCCGTTGGCATTTGTTTTATCTTCTTGTTAAGCACTATAAGCTTATATTTCAAGATAAGTTATTTTCTTTTACTCGTAGTTTAGGTTGGAATGAATCTGTTCCTTTTAAGGAGTGGTTAGATGACTTAGATGATGAGACTTATGATTTATATTATTCCGTTTATCAATATTATCTTACAGATTATGAAAAGAAAAAAGAATCGTGCAAACAAAGTGTACGCTACTTCATTTGTAGCGAGTATACACCCGAAACCTTTCGACCTCACTACCATGGTCTCCTTTGGTTTGACGATGAAAAGGCGTTTTCATACGCGCCCCGGTGTATACGTAAGGCTTGGACGCTGTGTGCTGAAATTAATATCAACGTCCAGCCTGTCAGCGGAGACGCTGCGTCCTATGTTTCGAAATACGTTACTGGCAATTCTAATTTGCCACCGGTTTTACAAGCTAAATCTACCCGCACATTCTGTTTGGCTTCTAAAGGCCCAGCTATCGGCTATAAGTCGTTTAGTGAAGAAAAAGTACTTGACATGTTCACTCGAAGATGTATATTCAGAAGTTATGAGTCTATCTCAAGGAAAGGAAAATTTACTGGTGTTTCAGTTGTTCCCTCGAGTGCTGTCGGTCGATACTTCCCAAAGTGTTACAGCTATAGCACGTTATCTTCTTTGGATAAATTTCGTGTATATACGCGATTTATCAAGTTATCTCGAAGAGATGGAGTTGAAAAAATAGATATTCCTTCATCTTTAGAGTGTTTCGATTGGTATAAAAAGAACACACGTTTATACCCTACTACTTATGTAGATTGTTACGGCGATACTCATACTCACGATGATTGCTGGTTTCATCAAGCTGACATTGCTGCTGCTCGCGCTTGCCTTAATTGGTGTGTTAAGTATGAGTGTCACCCTAATCATTATATTTATATGTTAGATTGGTTCTGGAATGAGTACGCTCAATTGCAGTTATATCAACAATGTAAGCTTTTAGAGAAGTTCAATGATGTTATTACCTATGACGGCATATCGATACCTAATTATGATTATCAGTTAGGTGCTGATTATTCATTCTTAGCGTTGTTACCTTTCCGTAAAGAAGACGCTGTCAATAATCATGAAATTAATGTTATTCTTGAATCCCACGATTTGCACGTAGATTTGTTCTATGACCACAACAATGAGTTGTTAGATAGAGAATATCTCACACCTTATTTTGAGTATAATCGTCCGCATTTCAGAGAATATTTTTCAAAGGTTCGTAATGATATTTTGAATTCTCTTAAGTCTTCTAAAGCTAATAAACAATTAGATTATAAAGTTTAATTTTTAATATTTTTATTATGTCAAAAGTCCCTAACATTAACGTTAACCCTGCGAAACGTCCTCGTAATGGTTTTGACCGCTCGGAGACACACTTGTACTCTCAGCCTGCTGGTATGATACTACCTGTATATCAAATGTTTATGCAACCTAATGACCATGTATCTATAGATACACGTTCAATCGTCCAGGCACAGACCCTCAAAGGCCGTCCGTTTTTAGGCATGAAACAGAACTTCGCGTTTTATTTCGTTCCTTGTAGGTTGATGTACTCTTATTCAAAAGCCTTGTTTACAGGCCTAAAGCCTAAAAACACTCTTATTAGTAGTTTGTTGTCAAACAATGCAGCTCAAACATCTGCGACTAAGCCTGTCAAAGCGCCTGTTTTCAAGCCCTATCAAGTTTTTGCGCGTTTTGCTGGTGCTCCTGACGAATCAGGCAATATTCCTGACATGATGACTTATCGTGTTACGCAGGCAAATGATAAACCTTTTGCTGGTCCTGTTGGTTCTTCGCAACCTGCCACAGGCTTTAATGAGACATCTGGTTTCTTCGGTGGTAAGGATTCGCGTCCTAATGGCCGTCAAAGTGGTGATAATGCTTCTGTTGCATCTGCTAAGCCTGCAAGTGGTGTTCCTACAAGTAGTAATATTAATGTTCCGTCTGAAATTGGTAACTCTCCGTTCGGAAAGTATCTTGTTCAGGATTCCCCATTTTATGACGCATTAGGTTACCCACTTCTACCCTCTTACGTTCGTTTCTGTGACCTCTTTAGATATGGTGCTATGCCTTATATCGGAGAATCTATCAACGTTAACGAGTTTAACGCGTCTATGTACGGCTATGAGGCTAACTTGTTTTACTTCTTAGCTTATCAGAAGATTTATCAGGACCATTTCTTGGATAGCAACTTTGAGAACGTCAACCCCTTATCTTATAATGTTGACGACCTTTTCTCTACTGATAATATGCAGTCTAAGTTTGATTTGAAAGTTGATGTTAAGTCTTTTGACCGCGCTTTAGACATTTTTAGTCCTCGTTATGTGAAGTATAATAAAGATTTGCTTTCTAACATACATCCGTCTCCTCTATTTGTAGATGATGTATCGCAAACTATTAAGACGTATGTCGGTTCTAATCCCTCTCTGCTTAATGGTCAGCCTATGTCATCCTATGAAATGCAAAATAGTCCTGATTCAGCTGTTATGTCTCATAGAAACGGCGTTTATACGACGATTTCTGCTGCTCAACTTCGTAACCTTTTTGCCTTTGAAAAAATGCAACAGATTTCAAGCCGTGCGCCTAAGACGTATAAAGGTCAGATGTTGGCACATTACGGCGTTAATGTTGCAGATGATATGACCGAATCAATTTTCTGCGGTGGTTTTCAAAAAATTCTCGAGGTCAACCCTGTTATTGCTACTTCAGACGGTCAGGCTGCTGATAGTTCTACCAATTTCGGTCAACAAGGTAGTTATATCGATTCTGGTCAGTCTGGTCATGTCAAT